CCGCGAAATACTCTGATGTACTCTGGTTAGCGCTATGGATAATGAGAGTAGGATCGGTTTCCGCCGCGTGCGCGAAATCATATCCCACGTCCGCTGTCTGGCAAATAATCAAGCTATTTGAATTTGTCCCGACCGTGATTTGCAACGCGTCATTTGTCTGGGCTTGATTGTCTCGAATCGATCCTTGCGCTCCGAAGTAGATCGGCCCATCGAACCAACTTGATTCTTGCACTTCAAAATAACCGGTTACAACAAGGTCGGTGTCACCGCCCAGACCGTGTCCTGTGGTCCCGCTCGAACCGATCACAGTATATCCGGTACCGTCTGGTGCTAATCGCAACAACCCATTCGAGGCGGTGATTATCATCCCGCCCATTATTAGATCCGTGGTAACGGTTAATTGATCCGCCGCCGTTACTGCGTCGCTAAAATATGATACGCCCTGAACTTCCAAAATACCCGCGATCAATAGATCGTCACCGGTCGCAAGGCCTTGCCCTGTGGTAGCACTCGCACCGATTATATTGTATCCGGTACCGTGGGCGGCGATACGAATAAGGCCGTTTGAATCGCTCGTTATGGTTCCGCCGCTAGTTAGAGTCATATCACCCGCGAGGGATAGCGCGCCGTCCAAATACGCGGCGCCGTCAATTTCCAATTCACCCGATACAAGCAGATCGTCGCCGCTGTTAAGGCTGTGCGACGTGGTTCCCGCCGAACCGATCACAGTATATCCGGTACCGTTGGCGGCTATACGCACAAGGCCACTACTAGTACTCGTGATGGTACCGCCGGATGTTAATGTTAGGTTTCCCTCTACCTCAAGATCGCCACCTACTAACACCTTGTACGGGGTAGGCGCTGGGTTTAATGCGATACTGGCATTTGAGTCTATGACACACGCTTCTAAATCCGCGTCCAAAGACATCGAATTTGCCCCATTCCGGATGAACCCGAAATGGTCCGTACCGTTAACAATATCTAGGCCGTCCGAAGTCCCGGTACACCCGGCTAAATTGAAAATGATAGAATACGCGCCGCTTGTATTAAATCGAAGGTCCCCTTGCCCCTCCGCGCCGTCCACGGTGACAACCGCGGCAACCGCCCCGTAGTTGTCGTAACAATCATTCAGATCGTCCGTTTCAAGGGCCGCGTTGATTGCAATCCACGTTATCGGACTTTCGTCAACAAGCATCCACACGGAATTATCGTCGTCTTGGACCGCGTATTGGTACAGGTTGTCCGATGATAAAACAATCCCGCTTCCCTCGTTTGTCCCGGCAATACGGTTAGCCGCGTCCGGATAGCTCAAATTATGCGGGGCGTGTCGGGACCCAACCGCGCACACGCTATGATTTTTTGTAGCCATTGTTTACCGTCCTTTATTCCACAAGCGTGTCCCCGCTTGCGTCCTCCACAAGCGTGTCCCCGCTTGCGTCCTCTATTAGCTCGTATTGGTAGTCTACTAACACACCAATCCAAAGGTGTTGTGGTGAAATTTTCAAAAGTAAATCTTCAAATTCCTCCATTCTCGATTCCGCCACAACCGCGGTATTCGGCCACGTGGCCGCGCCAACATACCAGATATAGGGCCACTCATCCGGATCTTGCGGTGTCTCATACTCCACACGATCATAATTGACGTCAAAAAATTGCCCCGCCTCCGCAAGTGGCTCCCCGCATTCCATCCATGTTTCACCCGCGAGGGCCATAATAGGGGCGCTTGCGGTATAGAGCTTATTTACAAGCCAATACCCGCCCGTTAACGGCGCGCCGTTCCCGGCCTCCGCCTGGGGTTCCCCCGCTTCCATTTCCGGGTCATTTGCACCGAATAGTTCCCCGCCCATAGCAGTGTACGGATTCCGGCAAACCGGCGGGGAGGCCGCGGGTGTTTCCCACCATTCGTGGACGTACACGTCAAACCCGGCCGCTTGTAGTGTGTCCTGAATATACTTCGGGTCCTGTCCGCCCTGGGCGGTCCAAAGGCCCGCCAACCGCTCCCGGCGCTCCTCCGTGGTTAGGTCGAGCCGCTGTAGGCCAAAGGCCTGTTCCCATGCCGTCAATTCCCTGGTGTGCTCCGGGAACATATCGAGCCAAACAAGGTCGATAAACTCCCGGACGTCCGTGTATGCCTCCGCAAGGGCCTCGAAAAATTGGCGAAATTTACGGGCCGCGGTTAGATTCAGCGGGGTTGTCCGCGGTAATAGGTGTTTAAGTGTATAGAACACTGGGAACCTTTGCTTTCTCCCCCTCGCCCAGGGAATAGATCACAAATTGATCGCCGCCATAAACCCGCGTGATTACGGACGTGAAAACGCCATTATATGCCGTGACTACGTCTTCCACGGCGCCGGCCACGGCCGAATTGGTAATCCTGTCTTTTCGGGCGCCCAGGGTGAGGCCTGAAATATACGGGGCCCGGGATGCAAAATAGGAGTCCATGGCTTCTTCTATTTTCGTTCGTACCGTTGTTTCGTCCTCCACCACTAGGTCCACAACTTCCACCTCAAAACTAGTGCGGGTGATCGCGTATACGTCCACAAAGGCATTGATAGGCCTTCGGTTTGCAAGGCCGCTCCCGTCGTTGTTTATATAGTCCTCCACGGCCGTTAGCTGGGCCCCCGTGGGGATGCCGTCCGCGCTCCCGGAGCTCGCCACCGTGGCCTCACAATATACACTGACGTGGCCCGGGTCCCCCGTGTACGGATAGACATTGATTATCCCCTCCACGGCCTCCCCCCATTGCTCATAGTCCGCCGGCGCCCCGCCCTGGGGTTGGCTCCGGAAACGGTCCACCACACGGAGGCGGTACGCATCCCAACTTTCCGCGTCCGCGGCCGTGGTTACAAGGGCCGTCACTGTAACATCGCTTTCCACGTTGGCCACGGGGGACATAAAAGAGAGGACGTCCCCCACCTGTACATTGCCACCGGTACCCCGGCCCCCACCGCCGTCTTGGTCTGAATAGGCGCGTATATTTACCGTTTTTGTGGCCGCGTCCAATGTGACATCCGCAAGGGTGAGATAATTAAACCCGGTATCGGTTTTTGTAATGAGCGTGTGGGCCGGTATTGTTCCGGATTGCACGTTTACCGTGATTTGGACCGTGGCCTCCGCCCGGGTTGCGGCCGTTGGGTCCCCCACGCCCACAAGGCGGCCCCACTCCACAAGGGGGATTAACGAGCGCCCATTTACAATGGTTTCTTGTGTGGAGGCAAATTGAACAAACTGGTTCAAGAAATTGGCGCCCGCGTATTTGTACAGGACGATAATAAGGGCCGCCAACACCTGGGCCAATACCCGAAAAAATTTCACGGGGAGGGCGGGGATCGTTGTGGATAATTTCGTCTCAAGTTGCGAGACGATAACATCCTTTATTTCGGCCGTTGTGGGGATCTGTTGACTCATTGCGCCGCCTCCCATGGCAATAGATACTCAATGGATTCTACCTCGGTATTTATGATAATCCCGCAATAATTTCGTTTTGGTATATACACAGAAACGGTTATCGGGTCCGTAAACCATGCAAGATCCAATTCAACGGCCTTTTGTACCCGCACCAAATTGGCGGGGGTGGCCGCGATATTCTGTAGTAATTGATAGGTCCGACCGTAAAGTCGGGAGGCCGGGTCGTCCTCGATTGTATTCCCCCAATACTCCGATCCGTCCTCATTACCGCCCACAAGGGATAGATAAAACGCGGTCCCAAGGCCCTCGTCTAGTTCCGCAAGGCCGTTCATCTCGTTTATTTCCGCCCCGTCTTGGGTGTGATACAATTTTAGGTCTGTCATTGTGCTTTTGCCTTGTCTTGGCCCGCGTCCGATATTTCGACTTGACACGAACACGCCACCGTGGCCCCGGAACTATTATTTGTCCAACTCCCAATGCACCCGACAAGGGACCGGTCCCCCTTGCGCAGTACAAGGCCCCCCTCCGCTTTTGTGGATAGGGCCCCAGGTTGTATAGCCGCCAAACCAGTTACAAAAGTAAAGGCGGAGCTCACAAAAGCGCAACCGGTGGCCGCCGTCCATTGGATATTGACTCCCGTTGTAGTTACCCGGCGGTTTCCTAATTTATTTTTCTGTGAATATGTCGGGACTATCTTAACCGGGTCCACGCCTTGATCGCCCAGGTAGGCCGCCGGGTTTTTAATGTCGGGTGGCCCGCTGTTATTGGTAAATTTGACCTTTAGATCTTCTGTGCACACAAATTCTAAGCTCATGGGTCCACCGTGAAATTGCCGTTGATATTGACTTGCCCGGAGGCGCCCAACTCAATAAATCCGCCCCCGTTTTCTATCCGGATGGAACCGTCTGTTTTGAGGAATATTTCCGCCACCACGGCCCCGCCCCCGTCCCGGGAATAGGCTCGCCACTCCCCGTTTCCGGACTCGCTTGTATTGTCCTGGTCCCCAAAGGCAATGGCCGTGTAATGATTGCTTCCTGGGTTGCTAATTAGGGCCGCGTAGTCCCCCGGGCGGGGCCGTGCGTCCGTATTGGGCGGTAGTAGCAATGGCACACGGCGGATGTCCCCGCCGCCCAAGTCCACTTTACAGATCGGGATGTCCTCCCCGCCCTCGATATTGGCCTCCACGGCCTTAACTACTGCTAATCTTCCCACGGAAACCTCCCCGGGTTGTCCTCGGTAAACGAACCCGGCAAAATCAAATTGAGGGCCGCCGTTTCCGAGCTCGGCCCCCTCCGGAAAACAACTTGTCTGATCAGAAAATCCGTTTCCCTGTAAATCATTGCCCCCGGGGCGTACAATTTCAAAATGGTATTAGGTTCCCACAAATTACCCTTTTGGTCCCTCCACGTGGCCACCTCGATTTCATAGGAAACCATATTTGCAAACATACGGCCCGCCTTGGCCTTTACAGCCGTTTGAACGTCCCCGTCCTGCCCTTGGTCCACGGTGAAAATGTGAGGCCGTAGGACGTCCGGTAGAAGCGTATTACGGGCCGTGAATTGCACGGATTTTTTGGCCCTAACTTTCATGGGCCGCAACCCGGTTATTTCGCTGTAATACTGGGATGGGTTGAAAGTAGGGCGGACGCTAAGCAGGGGGGAACGCCTTTGCTCTAATCGAGCCACGGCCGGCCCGCCTTCGATGGCCTCCCAAAAAAGAAGGGCCCCCTCCATTGTGGACGTGATTAATTGCCCCCGTTCTTTAGCCAATTCCGCAAGAAAGGGCAATACCGGGTCCCCCGGTTCCCGTGTGGCTTCTTTAAATACCGGCCCCGGGTCCACACGGTGAAGGGTCTTTATGTCAAATGGCTCCGCACACACGGCCGCTATATCCCTCAAATTTTGGCCCTTGTATTCACTCGGTAAGGTGGACGCCGGCGGCGGGCAATCGCCCAGGACACCCGGGAGGGAATATCCCGCCAATGTCACAGTGTTGGAATCCGTGGCCATCTCCGGGGAACATTGGACCATGGTCCCGGTAAATACGGGTTCCCCGTTTATATCCACGGATAGGGGTTGATAGCTTATCGGTTTGAATGTAGAGCGGTGGTAGGCATCCTCCGGGTCAAACGGCGCACGGACTTCGATTGTGTCTATGTTGTCAAGGGCTCGTGTGAACCGAATTTCGGTCCAATACCGAAATTTACGATCATTGATCGCAAGGGTGACTATATCATCAAACGTAATAGACAATTTTCCGCCCTTTTTTCAACTCGATAATTTCCGATCCGGACAAGTCGTTTGACGTGATAAAAAAATCCAAGTACTCGTCAACGCCCCCATATAATTCGTGTGTTAGTTCTATGATATTTCGGTCCCTATCGAGATAGATTGTTTTCTCTTTTAACAATGAAAACGAAAGCTGAATAAGGGCCCCCGCCGCCAACGAAACAGCCTTTTGTAGGGCCATAAAGGCGGAGCCGTCCTCCGTGTTTCCCGGGTGTGAAATATAGTCGTAATCATCCCCCGCTATTGAGTCGAAATTGCTATCACGCCACGCCACATAGGCGGCCCATTGATCTAAAATTTCCTCCGCCGCTGCAATAGCCTTTGGAGCCGTATCAATTTTGTTATCAGCGGGAATGTCATCGGTCTGGGATTGCTTAACCGCGGCCAAAGTGGCGGCCCCGCCCGTAGCGTTTCCAGTAAAAATAGTACTATAGATACTACCAACAATAAAATTTCCAACGAATAGATCGCGAACATGAAATCTATTCGGAGATTCGGCATTGTTCCCAACTCCCGTTAATGCGTCCACACGGAAACCGAGGCCGCCCGGGCCGCCGGGGTCCGATATGGCATCATTACTTGTAAATATATCCTGGGCCAAGTTCCCGTAGGCCTCTAAACGATCCCCGACATTGGCCAACGCCTTGCCCGGGGCGTGAATCATATTTTGCGTCCGCCGCGCAAGGGTTAGCGGGGTTTTAACAAGTACGTCGATGGCGTTGTTTATCGCGTCCACATAATCGTTAAACTCGTCTTGGATTACTTCTTGGACGGCGGCCACTTTTTCCAGGCCGTCCTCCACTTTGGCAACCAAAGAGTTAAACTGGTCAATTATGGATTTTTCCTCCGCCACGCTGGCCACCGTGAGGCGGGATGCAAAATCCGCCGCGCCGTAATCCCCAAATAGTTCCAAGGCGGTGGCCACCGCGCCGGCGCTATCCTCCACGGACTCCGGGTAAACTACATTGATGGTTTTGAAAAATGTAACCTCAAAAATGGTTTGGTTGGCCGCCGTTTTGAGATTGTCCGCCCGGGTAATTTCCCCTGTGGGAACAACCGTGTGTTCCCCGTATAGGGGGGACTCCAGTTTTCCGGGGCCCTTTTCGTTCAAGGCCGCTTCGAACACGGCCGCCTGTTTGTCATGGTCCGGCCCGGAAAAGAAAATCCGCATAGGGAAGCGCCGCGCCCCGCTCCCGTGGTCCTGTACTAACGCCCCGTCACCGTCCGGGAACTCAAAAGCGGTTGTTCGCTTCGTAAACCCCGTGGATATGTTCTCGTAATCAAACGTAATCCGAAGGCCACTGGGGGGCGTGTAGGCCGCCTCCGCAAGGCGGTTTTCCCATGATATTTCCGGGGCCCTTTCCTCGTTTAGGCCCAGGGCCTCCCGTAAGTTTTCAACCAGTGACATCTTTAAAAACTCCCGGTGGGTGCGAATGAAATAGAATCGCTTTCCCACGGTTCAGCGGCCCGGGCCCCACCCGACTTGTCTTCAATAACAAGACGGTTTGTTGTGGTTTTTGTGGATCGTTTGTCCTCCACGGAGCGGGCCACCCGTTCCCCTGGGGAAACCATTTGACGCCCCCCGCCTCCGCCGGGTTCCCCGAAGGCCTCGTTTATGAGCCGGTCCTTTGCTCCCGTTATGGAATCAAATACACTCCCCGCTCCCTCCGATGCCCCACCGAAAAAAGATACTATTGGGTCAATCACGGGCGCCAACCATTCCCGCGCCTTGCCCACAAATTCTTTGATTGTGTTTATGATACCATCCCACAATTCGCTGAACCACGTTTTGACGCCGCCCCAGGCCTCTTTGATGGAATCCACAAGGCCCAGAAATGATTTAAACCACTCACTTTCGGCAATGGCCCCGATAAATTCCTCCATTTTCCCAACGGCCCATTTCCAGGCGTCCACAATCCACGCGGCCACTTGTTTAACTACTTTCCACATTAACAAATAATAGGCGATTAACCACGATAGGGGCCCAGAATGGATAAGGGAATCAATGGCCCCGGTAACGGTTTCCACTATCCAGTCCCAAACATCCGAAAACACGCCCCCTAACCATTTCATAGCGGCCGCGATGTCATCCCAATAATATGTGATTAGGCCCGCCACAAGGGCCACGGCGGCCGTAATACCGATAATCCATAGGGTCAATGGGTTGGCCGCCATAATGAGATTTAGGACCCCCAGGACTGCGCTCACGCCCTGTATGGCCTTGGATATACCCCAAATTGCGGCGATAACCACACCGAGTGTTTTTCCAACGCGGACTATTTTATCAAAATTGTCTGCAATACCTTTGACAAAGTCCCCGACCTTCTGGGCGATTAAGCCCTCGTTAGCCCGTACCCACTCGGTAATTTTATCAATTGTCTTTTTGAGGCCGCCGTCCTGTAGGTTGAAAAGAGATAGGGTGGCGGACTCAATAGACGATTGGAGGGATTTTAGACTCCCGCCCGTGGTGTTGCGCATAGCGGCCGCCGTATCCGCCGCCGCCCCGCCCGCGCCCTCCAATTTCTCGCGGAATTTGTCAAGGCCCTCCCCGCCCTTTGCCATCAATGCCATAGCCGGGACAACCGCCCGCGCGCCAAATATCTTGGACAAAATGGGCATCTGTTCTTCTTTTTTAAGGCCCCCAATTTGTGTTCGAAGGCGCTCCACAACCTCCACAATATCCGTGGCCTTGCCGCCCTTGTATAGGTCCCCCGCGAATTTTTTGACGGCCGCCGCGGCGCTTCCCGTGGGGGCCTTTAGACGTAAGAAAATATTACGTAAGGCGGTCCCCGCGTCCGCGCCTTTTACGCCCGTGTCCGCCATAGTGCCCAGCATAGCGGATAGAGTCTCGATAGACGCCCCGCTTTCGGGGCCTATGCGGCCCACCTTTGCGAGGCCCTCCGCCAACTCCACGGCGCTATTATTGGCGCTATTCTGGGCTACGGCTAAAACATCATTCATCCGGGCGAAATTGGCCGCCAATTGTGTGGAGTCCTCCACTTTCATCCCCATAGCGCCCAGGGTATCCGCCGCCATACTGGACGCCTGGGCCAAGTCAATGCCCGATACAGTAGCCAAATCCACAACGCCTGTTAGGGAACCCATGGCCTGGTCGGCATTGAAACCCGCCTGGGCCAAAAAACCCAGGGCGTCCGCGCCGTCTTTACCCATAAATTCTGTGGTCCGGCCCACCTCCCGGGCCTTGGCCTCTAACTCGGCAAAGGCCTTTGTCCCCGGGCGGATTTTGCCCGGGAACTTCACGGCCGCGTTGACAAGGGATTGTTCAAATTCCATCCCTACTTTGGCAATTTTAGCGCCCACCCCGGCAAAACCGAGGACGGCCGCGCCGGCAATTTGGAACCCGCGTTTAAACCCGCGGCCAATGGCCCCGGATACCTTGCCCGCTACACTCGATACTTGACGCATACTTCGGGAGGCCTTGCGCGCGAACCGCCCCACCCGGCTTTCCATCCGTTTAATGGGGGCGGTCATTCTATCAATGGCCCTAAATACGGTCTTTATTTCAAGTGATTTGGGCATCTATTATTTCCCCTTTGTTGCTTCTTTTAGTTCGTGGCGGAGGCCGTCATATAGGAAAGCAATTTCCGTCTCGGTTAGGTGCCTAAAATCGCCAATGCCGGCATAATCACGGATAACCTGTAAATACATTTCCGTGTATACCGCGGTCCGTGTGTGGTTTCCCTTTGGCAATTTTACGTCCATTCCTCCCCGCACCAATAGCGGCCCCGCGATCACACCAAAAAAAGCGACCATATAGCGATACAAATTTTCAAATCCGGCTGTTTGATTTTCGCAAACCGCACGGGCGCGGTATTCGTCATCGAACCAAGGGAAGCAAACAACTTACCGAAATCAGATGAACGTTTCTTTTTGTCCATAACGATATAGGCGGACCCCTCC